TATATGTAAATCCTAATCTCGCCATACCCGTGGCTATTGTGTGTTGATTAAATTTATGGATAATATCATTATGTATAGATAAGATATTATCATCACCATAAACCAAAACATTTACATTATCATTGAAATCATGTAAATCACCCACTTCGAATATATACACAATTCTGAATAATATTAAATTTACAACACAATTGATAATTGTTGTCAGGGGATGCCCACTTGGCAACTTAGATAACCACTGGTATAAAGTATCACCGGAAGCATGAAACGAACTCCATACTTCCATGAAATAAACGTATCTTGCCAGTTGCATCTCATGAGAATCATTATACCAAGTGTTGATAAATTCTAATACACACATCAATAATTCTTTGAACATTGATGTGTCATACCCTTTCTAATCACCAGCTACTTTGTGTTTACTAATTGAATTTAAATATTTTACAATCATGTCCCAATGATTTGAGTATGGGTTTACTCCAACAGCCATGCCGTTAATCACACAATTCCTCATCACCCAAATAGAAAAAGAGAGGAATAACATTCGTGTGCCTATTACTAAACGTAATGGTGCACCTGATATCATTCTGGTCCTACCTTCATACACTTTAGCAAGAGTTCTTGTCTCATCCTTCAGATAGTCTGAAAAGATATGCAATTGTCTAATTCCTCTCTTAGCTTGATCTATATCCCGTAATACTAACATTCTCAATCGCTCACAATTCAGATTATCTAGATCATATTCTTCACCTTCGCCAAAGAACGCGAATTTTCCTCTTTTATTCAAATGTGGGAATTCTAGATCTAAACCAGCTCCGGACTTACGGTTAATACTGTTATTATATGGGTCCCCAGGTTGACCCAATACTGCTTCCTCGAAAGAAAATATAGTCTTATCTGTATAGACTTTACTCCTATTCATTACAGTTGCAACCATATGGTTATAAGCCTGCTGTAAAATAGCTGGTCTTACAGTAAAACCGGGAACGGAATATTTAGATATAGCCATCTTAAGTGGACTAATAATCTCGCCATCTTGTATAAAATCACCTAAGCGAGCTGGTGCTAGCTTAGAGTGTTTAATTACATTATGTAACTCAGATGGCATTATTTTTGTTTTATTTGGGTTAAAT